AGCAAACATATCCCTAACATCCTCTGCATAAGCATTTGCCATAGCTTCATTACTGTAGTTCTTTGATGCAGATTCTTGGTATGCCTTATACATAGTGTTGTATTCTTCTGGAGTAATAGCACCTAGTTCTAGAGCATTAGCAGCGTCTGTCAAAGTCTGTATCATAGATGCTTGACCTTCTATAAATGATCTTGTTCTAGTTAGATTTGGATTATTTTGCATTTGACGCTTTTCTTGAACTACTGCGTCATTATACAATTTAGTATAAGCATCTGGATAATCAGTTGGTTGTTCACCATTTTTTCCTTTTCGTGTAGCTGCAACTCTTAAAGCTTGTTGTTCTTTCAAAGCTTGCATTGCATATGGGTCTACTGTAATATTATTTCTAATGTATTCTTGATTATCTATATATGCTCTTTCCATAAAAGCATTTGCAGCATCTTCAGCAGTTGCTCCAGGGTTCTGTTTTAAGTACACTTGCATATGCATTTGAGCCTCAGGAGTAGATAGTATACCACTTTTATTTTCATCCAATATTTTTTTAATTTGATCCCCAGTTACACCAGTATGAATAAAACCATTGGATCTACCCAAATAGCTATCTTTAAGATTATTTACATATTTATCTGTAAGATCTTTTATTGATTGATAACCTAGTGGAGATACATCATTATAAATGCCTGAAGTAAGTGTGTTATAACCAGTAAAATCAACATCGTGCCACAAGGGATTATATTTACCTTCTAGCATTAGACGTTGATTTACTTTTTGTCTCTCTCTTAAACCTTCAGCACTTTGACGAAGCATGCTTAGTTTAGCCCTGTCTACATTATTTATTGCTGAATATATTTTGGATCTCCCTTCTGCGGTTTTTATCATGTCTAAGTTTTTAGACAATTCTTCAGCCACAGGCAAAGCTCTACCATAAGTTTCATCATAGTATGCTTTTGTGTCAGCAGCGGATGGAGATTGAAATTCAGCCCATTTGTCCAAAGCTGTTGAATAATCTTTTAATGCTTGATCTACATTTTCTTTTGCCTGCTTCCCAAGTGTATACAATTGTTCAAATGGAATTGGAACGTATGTATTTATGAACTCTGCTTGTGCAGGATTATCATATCTATTTACCATATTAAACTCTATTTCTAGTTCTTGTTAATAAATTATCCACTTGTTCTTTAGTAAATCCTTGACTTAAGAAATCAGCTAAGAATGGTAGTGTCATTTGATCCCTACTAGATTGATTTTGCATTAGTCTATTTACTTGAGACCATTTACCAAGTTGACTAGTTGCAGTTGCTCCAAAGTTTCTAGCAGCAGCTCTATTTCTAGCATTAAGATCATTGTACATATTTTCACTTTGTACAAATTGTTGTCCTAAATTATTAAGAGTATTTGCGTATTCTCCCAAGTAAGCATTATCAGCATTTTGTTTAGTTGCATACATATTTGCATTAGAAGCATATTCATCAGCAGCAGCTTGAGTTCTTGCTGCTAAATTAGAACCAGTGTTAGCATTAATGTTTGCTAAGTTATAGTTTGAAATAGCTCTTGATCTACTGTTAGCCAATCTTGCGGGTTCAATATTCATTTTACGTCTAGCCATTGTACTTCTAACTGCACCAGCATATGGGTTTAATACTAATGGTTCTTCTTCTGGTCCTCTTAATGACTGCAAAGCATTATACACTGTAGGAGCCAATGATAACCAATCTGGTGAATAACCACTTTTTGGTTTACCAAGTGCACGTTTCTTAGTAGCTTCATCTGCAGACGTTGGTATATTTACTGGAGTAACAACATCATCCCAATCTATTGTCATACTAGTATTTACTAGTGGTATTGTTGGTTCAGATAATCTTTGAGTAGTGGTTTTAGTAATGTTGGGTTTGGTTGTCTGTTTGGTGGTTACGGAACCAGTAGTACTAGGAGTTTTTGTAACTTGTTTATTCGATGCATTTGTGTACGTGTTTGTTAAAGTTGGTTCAGATTCAATCGGTCGAAGAGGTATGTCAACATAGATTGGCTCGTCGTTTGCATATGTGATTGCATCTACTGTTTGTGTTGGATATGAAAACCAAGCACCAGTAGTAGGAGAATCAATTGATAAAGGATTCATAGATGTACTTCTATTAAATACTTTACTAATGTTGGTGTCACCAGTATAATCCATAGAAGTGGCAGAAGGCTTTGTATTTCTTGCAGATTCTACAGCTTTAGTTATGTTCTTGTTATTTATAAGAGGACCAAATATGCGTTTTGGAAAATACCCCAATGCTTCACCAAATTTATTTAATCCTGTACCGAGTTCATCAAAGAAATCAGAATATGCAGCGTATGTATCTGCATTCATCTTACTTCTAACATCGTCTACAGTTTTACCCTTACCATCTGCATATGCAGGTATTCCTTTTACTTTGGGTTTAACTCCTTTAGCAGCTTTAACTGCTTCTTGTTCTGCTAATAATTTATTGTAAGCTTTATTAGCATTTATTTTATTTAATCTGTTTGTATTTTCAGCAAACTTGTCTTTGCCTTTGCTAGGTTTCGTCATCTTAGATAATATTTGTCCTTCCTTAGCAAATGTGTTCTTTGTACCAGGTCTTTTAATTTTGTCAGATAACACAGATTCCAAAGTAGACGCATCAACTAAATGATTATCTGTGCCTGGTTGAGTATTTGGAACTTGAACAATATTTCCATAATCATCTCTAACCACTTCATTGTTGTCCAAGTAAGCTAAGTCTGGGAGTATTCCACCATTCTCGAATGTATATGCAAGATCATTATCATCCCAATATTCTCCTTCAGTTTCAGCTGCGGCATTCATACCTATTTTAGTTTTATTGAGAGTTTCTTTTCTGCGTCTTAACGCTTGCATTTGTTTCTTGCGTTTAATTGAACCAATAAGTCCACTCACTAATCCTAATCCACCACCAACAGCAGCACCAATAGGACCACCTACAGTGAGACCAGCACCGGCTAACGAAGCTGCACTGCCAATAGTACTACCTGCAATATCACCTGTTGAACCTTCTTCTGATAAACCAGAAATGGCAGAGCCAAATACATTAGCTCCACCAAGGTAGTTTGACAACTGATCCATGCCAAACGCATATGCTGGTATAGTATTTTTGTTATTTTTCTTTTTCATATTATATCATTGAGTATCTATAAGCTGTACTAATGTATGGCACTTTAAATTTATTACCACCATTGCAATCATACTTGTAATTGCAGATGAGATATTTTCCCTTCATTCTATCTTTGTATGATTTGTTAGCCAGTTGTTCTACTTCATTAAGCTTCAAAGAATTACGAGGGATTGCAAATTTATAAGTATCCTCTCTGTAATCAATATCTTCACTAGTCAATGTTTCACTAGTTTGTCTTTTTGTAGTAAATAATATCAAATCAAAGTTAGTATCCGTAGTAAAATTACCACTATATTCAACATTATCAAATGTTTTGGTTTGTGGATAATCTTTGTTAACTACAAATTCTATTTCAGATACCTTTGCTTTGTCAGAATCTAAATCAGCTTGTTCACCACCATTATATTTAAACAGTTTCAATGATTTAAATAAATATAGTTTATCACTAAACTCTGCGTAATAGTCTGGATTATAGTTATAGAATGAAGTAAATACTCCTAATTGTTCATTAAATGCTAATGTTTTATCTCCTAGAGTAAACAGAACTTCATTGTATTTCTTATCATATACTGCAATAGGATCTTTTTTAAACAAGTCTTTATTCTTATTCAAATAAGATTGAACTCCTTTTAATTTAGATACTGTTTGTAATTGACCATTAAAACCACATATCTCATTACGTTTACTATCATACCAGTACACAGTGCTATCTGATTGAGTATTTGCTCTTAACTGGTTTGGACTTTCACCATTCATTGTAGTAAAATAGTCATATCTATCTAGTATACCACCAACACCTAGAGTAAGAGCACCTGGATTATTATCAGTTATAATAGAACGTTCATTCACTGCAACTGTGCCAAAAGCGTCTGTTTGCCAGAATACTAAATTATTTTTAAACAGTTTCATATCATTAATTGGACCAAATCTAGTATCTACATCAAGATAATTAGCTACTTTAAATTTTGTCCACGAATCAGTAACTTCATTATTTGTTTTCAGTTCTGAAGATATGATACGAGTATCTGTTAATAGATTATCTATATTATAGATAGATTTAGCTACAAATTTCTTTGCATTAGGCTGAGCAGAATATGCATCATTGTATGCATATGATGGAGTATTTTGAGTATATAAATCTCCAACAGTAACTATATCATCTTCTACGAAATGATTAGCATATCCATCACCAGCTTGATAAGTTCTATTTATAGATGAATCAGCATGGGTTAATGCTAAATTAACACTTGATTCACATGGTATGAACGCACCTAATTGCCTTATTATTATAATAATCATCTGTATTGTAACTAAACATACAGTTATTATAATCAAATATATTTAAATAAGTATCGCCACCATAACACAACACTGTGGAAACACTAGATTCAGCACTAGCTCCTGTAGTAATATACACAGAATTCTGTACGGCAGAGTAGGAATTACCACCATAAGCATTTACACTTTGTTTAATATTACATAATGCTACTGCATTTAAATATCTAGCACTTGAAGATCCTGATGCTAAAGATATGTTAGAGGTCATGTTATCACTTTTGAATATAGCACAAATCCCATGTGGGCCATATTTTCTAACATTGTTTGCATCAGTATTATCTACTTCACCATCTCCTGCAGTTTTGATATTATCCCACACCCAGTTATAATAAACTTTGTCACCAATGGTTACTGCTTCAGCATTATACCAAGGCTGGTCACCGTTTGTTAACCAAGGGCTACTAGGTCCAGCATATTTTGCGCTTTCTATTGCAGCTGATTGTACACCACTTTCAACATATAACCCATAGTATTTAGCTAGTAATGCTGCATAAAAATCATCATTATTTATTACAACACACCCACCAGATACATAGCCATTACTAGGTTGATTACCTAATGTTTTAGTTGGTTTTATCGTAGTACCATCGTACTTTATAGATCTAGCATTTGCTAATACTTTTGTAGCTCCAGCTTCTGTAATTCCCCAATCACCGTCCGCAGTAATAGGAGATGTCATATATCCTACCTTTTCAACTGTTTGAAACTTATCAATTAATGCATCAGCATTTTCTCTGTTGACTGCTATTTCTGGAGATACAAACATGAAATAATTGTTAGATTGTGTATCTGACAAGTTAAAGGTGTATTGGAAATCTCCATTGTTGTGAGTCTTTGCATAGTAACCGTGCTTGTTTGAATAAGCTAGATATGGGAAAGGTGTTAAGATGTTAGAATCTCTATCATAATTTGTAATACAACTTACTACACCTTGCGCTAATATGGTTCTATCAGACAGTGTTCTTTCACATCTAACTATTTCATATCTTACTACATCTGAAGGTAAATTCTTTACTTCAAATTCAATACCAAGTGGTTTAGTAACAACTGATAAATTAGATCCATAATCACTAGCTTCATTAGAAGTAAAGAACTTATAACCCGTATCTTTATTAGACGGCATTCTTATATCACCTATCCAATGTACAGGGGATGCTAAACCTTGTTTATTGTATAATACAATACCAAATCTATAGATTTCATCCCTCATATATCCTTTTACTTTGGATTCTATTTCAGCATTAGAATAGTTTGGTATCTTATTACCAGATGATAAACTTATTGAATTTGATTTGTCATTTCCCTCGTAGTTGATATCTAGACTAGTAAGAGATCTTGATGAGGCATTAAATGTAAATTCTTCATTTACCATTCCTCTTGATGTAGTAGATCCATCTTCTAACAAGTCTGTAGTAATAAACCTATAAGAAATATTCTTACCTTTACCACCTTGTATATATCCTC